TCACCTCAGAAAACTACATCGGCATATCTCGTAGCGGTGCAGCTTCTGGTGCAGGGGCTATCATAGATACGCAGGGTGCAATAGCCGACAACCTCTCAGGGCTAACGGCAGGGCAAAGCTACTTTGTTCAGAATGATGGTACATTGGGTACAACGGCTGCTGATCCTAGCGTCTTTGCAGGGACGGCTGTATCGGCAACTAAACTTATCGTGAAGGGGTAGCTATGTTAAAACGTATAGGGGCTGAAGAAGGTGGTGAGTTTAAAGCGGTAGCGAGTGGCACATTGCCATGCGGTAAGCCAGTGGTGGTTAATGCAGATGGGACTGTGAGTGTTGTAAGCTCTACGGCTGTTTCTCAAGCTCTTGGATCAGCGGAAGTTTTTGAATCCGCAGCAACAAGTAACCATAATGCTGCATATGATTCACATAACCAAAGAGTAGTTCTTGCGTATAGAGATGGTGGTAATTCAAATCAAGGTACAGCTATTGTTGGTACAGTAAATGCAAATAATACTATAACGTATGGCACTGCTGTTGTTTTTGAAACTGGTTCAACGGATTATATAAACGTCCTTTTTGATTCAACAAATAATAAAATTGTAATTATTTTTAGGGATGTTGGTGATAGCAACAAGGCTAAAGGCATTGTGGGAACTGTAGACCCCTCAGATAATTCTATTAGTTTTGGAAGTGCTTCTTCGGGATTTGCTGCATCAACAGTAGATGAACTAAGTGCTGCATATACTACTAACGGAAAAGTTGTTGCTGCTTACAAAGATAGTCACAATAGTAATTATGGTAATTCAAATGTTGGCACAGTAAGCGGAACATCTATTACCTTTGGTAGTTCAACTTATTTTGAATCAGGTGCTGTGGATAAAACTTCAGTTGGATATGACACTGCTAATGACAAAGTATTAATTTTTTATGTAGATACATCAAATTCTGGTTATCCTACTGCTATCGTAGGTACTGTAAGCGGAACATCTATAAGCTATGGAACTGCTGTTGTTGTACAAAGTAGTGAAGCTAATATATCAGTTGCTCAAGCTTATGATACAGACCAACAAAAATTTGGTTTATTTTATAAGGCACAATCAGAAGGAAAAGCAGCAGTAGCAACAATATCAGGAACTTCTGTAACTGCTTCGTTGAAAACACCACTTGCAGCTTTTGAAAATAACGCACCTAGATATATATCCGCAGTTTATCATCAGGCATCTAAAAAAATTGTTGTTGCCTATGAAGATGATGGTGATAGCTTTAAGGGTAAAATAGCTTTACCTCAAATATCTGGAACAAATATGCTTGACCCTGATGGCACAATGCCTAGCTCAGGGGGGCAAGGAAGTCCTGTTATATTTGATACGTCTTCACTTACAGAAAAACTTAATGTGGTCTATGACAGTGTAAATAAAAAAGCTGTTATTGCATATTCAGATGGCGGCAACAGTGAACATGGAACTTCTGTAGTTTTTACACCCTCTTACAATGACAACAACATCACCTCAGAAAACTACATTGGTATGTCTAGGGGCGTGGCTTTTCCTGGGGTTAGTGGTACAAAAGTTTCTTTTGAATCGTCAACTATGGGGTCAGAACAAATAGGCGCTGCATATGATACAAATGCAGGAAAAATAGTTTTAGCATATCAAGATGAAGGTAATTCGTATCACGGCACGGCTGTAGTAGGAACTGTTAGTGGGACAACCATATCCTTTGGAACTCCTGTTGTGTTTGAAGCAGCAAAGTCAAAAGACTTTAATTGTGCCTACGATGCCAATGCTCAAAAAGTAGTTATTGCATTTTGTGATGAAGCCGACAGTGACAAAGGAAAAGCCCTAGTAGGCACTGTCTCAGGGACAAGTATTAGTTTTGGAAGTGAGGCTACATTCAATTCAGGAGCAACAACAGTAAATGCACTTGTGTATGATGCTAATGCTCAAAAAGTAGTGGTTGTTTATAGAGATCAGGGAAATAGCAACAGAGGAACAGCAGCAGTTGGCACAGTCTCAGGTACAAGCATAAGTTTTGGTGCTGAAGCTTTGTTTAATGGAAACAACGGTGGTTACAACGCAGGTGCAGTCTATGATGCTAATGCTCAAAAAATATTAATTGGTGTAACTGACACAAATAATTCAAGTTACGGTACAGCAGTAGTTGGAACGATATCTGGAACAGACATTACTTTCGGCTCTGCAACAGTTTTTATTTCATCTTCAACAGTAAATATATTTCCAGTTTTTGACCCTGTTAATAACAAATCTGTTATTACCTTTGATGATGCAGGAGATGGCAATAAAGGAAAAGCTGTTGTTGGCACTATAAGTGGCACATCAGTTTCTTTTGGCAGTGTTGCCACATACAACTCAAGTGGAGTTGAAAATAGAAATCCTGTCTACCATACTGCAACAGGACAAATAATATTTAATTTTAATGTTTCAGGATCAGCGGTTGCATTTAGCAAAGGTACAGTAAGTGGCACTTCAATTGGAAGTTTTTCTAGTTCTATAAGCTACTACCATCCTTCAAATCGTGCTATTAAACCCGAAGCAATTGAAGACCCTGTATCTGGTAATGTTGTTTTTTCTTGGAAAGATTTAGACGATAGTAGTAAGGGTAGTTCTTTGGTACGTAGCATAGAGGTAAGAGGCGAGGTAGCAGATGGCGGTAATGCCTCAATAGACATCATAGGCTCTGTATCAGATAATCAAGGCGGTCTTACCGCAGGACAGCAATACTTTGTACAAACAGATGGAACGATAGGCACAACGGCTGCAACGCCAAGTGTACTGGCAGGGACTGCTATTTCAGCGACAGAATTATTAGTAAAAACGTAAGGTGAATAATGCCGTTAATTTCTATGCAAATTCCAAAAGGTCAGTATAGAAATGGCACTGATCTTATGTCTCAAGGTAGATGGCGTGATGTAGATTTAGTTCGCTGGCATGAAGACGCTTTGCGTCCTATAGGTGGTTGGCGTCAAAGGCAAAGCGTAAATATTAGCGGTGTTGCTCGTTCAATAATAGCCTGGGAAGATAACAGCGCAAACAGAAGACTAGCTACTGGAACTTTTAACAAATTGTACGCATTACAAGCTGATGGAACTTCAACAGATATTACTCCTGTTGGACTTACTGCTGGGCGTGTAGATGCAACTATAAACACTGGTTATGGCGCTAGTTTTTATGGGCGTGAGGAATACGGACTTCCAAGAGCCGACAGTGAAAACATATTAAAAGCTACCGTTTGGGCATTAGATAACTATGGAGAATTTCTTCTAGCTATGTCTCCTGACGATGGTAAGCTGTACCAATGGCAATTAAATAATGCTGTTAAAGCTGCACAAGTAACTAACTCGCCTACTTCTTGTTCTGGGTTTATGGTTACAGAAGAAAGATTTGTAGTTTGTTTTGGCGCTGGTGGTGATAGCCGAAAAGTGCAGTGGTCAGATCAAGAAGATAACACAACCTGGACAGCAGCCGCTACAAACCAAGCTGGTGATATACTACTACAGACTAATGGTGTTATTTTACGAGGTGTAAGAACAAGAGGGCAATCACTGATTTTAACCACAGAAGACGCTCACAGCATGACCTATCAAGGGCCACCATTTGTTTATGGTCTAGAAAGAGTTGGAACGTCTTGTGGGTTAATAGGCGCTGCTGCTGCTGTAGCTGTAGACGCTGGAGTGTTCTGGATGGGTCAGCGTGGTTTCTTTGCTTATTCTGGTGGTAGAGTTCAAGATATACCATGTGAAGTTGGAGATTATGTTTTTTCTGATTTTAATAATGACCAACGTAGTAAAGTTAGTGCTGTAGTAAACTCTGCTTGGAATGAAATATGGTGGTTTTATCCTAGCTCAGATAGCATGGAATGTAACAGATATGTAGCTTACGATTACGCAGAAAACATATGGACTACTGGTTCTATGGATCGCACTGCTGGAGTTGATCGTGGTGTATTTCGTTACCCTATGTATATCAAAAGCAATGGTATCTTATACGAACACGAAATAGGTTATAATTATGACACTGGAACGCCATTTGCTGAAACAGGCCCAATATCAATTGGAAATGGTGAAAACTTAATGAATGTTGTAGAACTTATACCTGATGAAAAAACATTAGGTGACGTTACTGCAAAGTTTAAAACAAGGTTTTATCCTACTGCTGCTGAAACAACTTACGGCCCATTTACAATGAGCAACCCAACATCTGTAAGGTTTCAAGGGCGTCAAGTTCGTATGCGTGTAGAGGGCAACACAGCGTCAGATTGGCGTGTGGGCATAATGCGATTAGATACGCGGCAAGGTGGGAGTAGATGAGGATTGTCCCACCGTATACACCAGATATACAATCATGGGCTGAAAATATTAGGAAGTTTCTTGGCAAGGCTCTCAATCAATTAGATGCTACTGACCAATATTCTTCTGCTGCTGAAGATGGTGTTTTATTATGGGATAGAACAAAAAAATATGTTGTAGTATCTTCTAGTGGATCATTTAAACAGGTTGCAACTAAACAAAGTACACCAGCGTCTAATGTTGGTTCTGCTGGAGATGTGGCTGGGATGATTGCGTGGGATACTAATTATATTTATATTTGCGTTGGCACACATGATGGTTCTACTGCAATTTGGAAACGCGTTGCGTTAAGTACATGGTAAAATTATGAAAGATTTTATTTTAAGCGATGATTTAGAAAGATGTCAGCCTTGGATAGAGGATGCACTGCAATACTCAGGTGGCACACATACTTTTGATGATATTGTTTTAGGTATTGCTGAAATGAGGATGCAATTATGGGCTGCACCAAAGGGGTGCATTGTCACAGAAATTGTGGTATATCCTAAAAAGAAAGTATTACATCTGTTTTTAGCTGGTGGTGATTTGGAACAATTAATAGATATGAACAACGATATAACTAATTGGGCGGTTGGTCAGGGTTGCACTGGTGGAACAATCACAGGTAGATTAGGTTGGAAAAAAGCATTAGCGCCATTAGGGTGGAAATTAAAAAGTGCTAATTACGCATTTGATTTAAATAATAGTGAAAGTGATTAGGAGATAATTATGGGTGGTGGCTCTCAAGAAACAAAACAAACCTTACCAAAATTTGCGGAAACAGGGGTTCAACAAACTTATGGGATGGGTAGAGATGTTGCAACTCAACAGGCTACTTATGTTCCTACATACGGCCCAACAGTAGCTGCATTAAGCCCTGATGAACAAATGGCGATGCAATATACTGATATGCAAGCGAACGCATTTGGTATGCCTACAGCAAACAGGTCAGGTTATATGCCACAAGCAATGCAATATGAGGGTGATATTCAGGGATATTCTGCTAGACCATTAGCAGATCAAGCAATTGGATTATTAAGAGATGAAAACCCTGCTTTTGCTCAGTATACAGAAAGCTTTGGTATTGATCCAGAAACAGGAGAAGTTGGCTCAAGAGCGTTAGAAAACCAACCTGTAGAGTTAGAAATGCAAAGCAGTGGTGGGAAATAGGAGAATATTATGGGTAGTAGGGGACAAACACCAGGTGGGCAAGTAGCAACTCCACAGCCAACGCCAGTAGCGCCAATGCCTAATGTTCAAGGCGCAGGGGGGGTAAATCCTTTTCAGCAAGCAGCAGCGGCACAAACGCAAGCTTTGGGAGCAACTACGGCTGGGACTACTTACGCAACTGACCCAAGGGCAATGAATAGAATGTCGGCTGGTATGAATTATCAAGCACCAACCGCTGCAACAAATGCCTTGACTGCTGGTAGTAATTATCAAGCAAATCAAGCTGCTATGGGTGGCTTTCAGCAAGCTATGGGCTACAACCCACAAAATGTACAAGGTACTTCTTATCAGGCGGCACAGCAAACAGGGCCAGATCGTGCTGCTGTAGGTTTATCAGCCTATATGAACCCATATCAACAGCAAGTAATAAATCCTGTTGCTGATGCAATAGAGAGACAAAGGCAATTATCAAATGTTGACTTAGCATCAAGGGTCGCAAAAGGAAAAGCGTTTGGAAGCCGTAGAGATGTTGAGCAAGACAGATTAGATGAAGCGGCAATGCGTCAAACAGGTCAAGCTTTAAGCCCACTTTACAACACTGGTTATAATCAGGCATTGCAAGCTGCACAATTTGATGTTGGTCAACAAAGTGCAATTGGTAGAACTAATGTTGGTTTGGAAGATCAGGCTAGACGTTTTGGCGCTCAACAGGGAATGACTGCACAGCAACTAAATCAAGCTGCTGGACTACAGGGTGCTAATTTGAATTTACAAGGCTCTCAAGCAATGTCTCAAGCAGATTTAGCTGCTGCTAATGCTCGTAGAGCGAGTGCTGCAAGTTTAGGAAGTCAGGCTGCTCAAGCTGAACAACTAGGTATGTCAGCAGCAAGAACTTTTGCTGATACAGGTCGGCAAGACATGGCAACAAGATTGCAAGCTGCTAATCAATTATCTAATTTAGGTAGAACTAGTTTTGGTTACGGCACTGCAATACAAGACCGTATGGCTGCACAAGGCGCTCAACAGCGCGGTATTCAGCAGCAATTGATAGATCAAGCACAAGCAGAACAGCAGCGATATAGAGGTGGCCCAGCGCAAGGTCTAAACACAATGCTTGGTACTGTTACAGGGCAAACTGGAAACTTAACTGGAAACACAGTAAGTCAGAACCCAGGTTTATTTAATTATTTGCAAGTAGCATCACAGTTTCCAACTGGTTAGGAGAAAAAAATGACAATGAACCCTGATCCACAACAAAGCGGTTTGTTAGGTTTTTTTCAGCGCATGAGAAAGCCAAACGAGCAAACTGGTTTAACGCCATTGCAACAATTTGGTGCTGCTCTTGATCCGTTGATACTGCCACAAATGAGGGCTGGACAGCAAATTAGAGAACAGGGTGCACAGCGTGTTGCTCAAGGCAATAAAAATAAAACCATTCAGTTTTTGCAACAAAAAGCAAGTCAAGGTGATACTGTAGCTGCTCAAATTTTAGCTGGTTTGGAAAATAATAGTTTAAGCGTTAAAGACGCAATGGCACTGTACTATAATCAAGTTTTCGCAAAACCAGGCAAAACAGGTACGTCTGCAATAGAAAATTATGAGTATGCAAAGAATGTTTTGGGTATGTCAGAAATAGATGCTCAAAAATTTGGCAAACAGCCGCCATTGGTAGATATGTCTGCAAAGCCAGAAGCGCAAGCAGCAGTAGATGCTGGGTACAAATATACAAACGAAGTATTTGATCAGGCTAAAAATGCAAAACAGTCTCTCAATACTATTCGTAGGCAAATACAATTATCACAAAGTCAAGATTTTACCAGTGGAATAGGACAAGAGTTTTTTAATCAAGCAAAGCAATGGGCAGAAAGATTTGGTTTTGGTGACGCAAATGTTTCAAGTAATCAAGAATTTGGAGCATTGGTTAAGCAAACTGTTCTTGATGCTTCAGGTGGTAGTTTAGGTGTGGGTGTAAGTGCTAGTGATGTTGTTTATCTTGATGCTATGAGAGCAAATCAAAATTATAATCCTAAAACAATAAGAAGTATGTTGTTTGCTCAAGAACTGTTAGATAATCGTAAAATTGAACTTAGAAATTTTGCAAATGAGTATATGAAGTCAGATATAAATAATGGCAAACAATACATTGTAAACAGATTTGATTTTGAACTTGCTGCTGAAGAATATTTTAAAGATAAGCCATTGTTTGGCAGTTTATACATGGAGTAAATTGCATGGCGCAAAAAAAGCTGTCAGAAATGACATTAAAAGAATTAGAAACTGAATATAATTCAATAAAAAATGATAGTTCAAAATTGCAAAAAATTGAACAATTAGAAAATTTTGCAAAAAAGAAATTCAATGTTGATTTGTTTTCGGGAAAAATAAACGATCAAGTAAATGATCAAAATATTAATTTTACAGATAGAATTTTGGATGTTGCCCAAGCTGTTCCTAGAGGCGCTTACAATGTTGTAGAAGGTTTAATTGATGCACCAAGAGACATTGTTGGACTAGGCGCAAATTTAATAGAAAAAGGCTATAATAAACTCACTGGCAATGAACAATTATATGATGATAGAACAAGAGCTTCTATTGATGCGGTCACTGGTAATAGGGATGTCGGGGCGTCAGAAGAAGTTTCCAATCAAAGTTTGGGTCAAACACTTTTAAATCCACCCAGATTAAGCCAAGTTCGCAAAGATATTCCATCACTTGACGCATTTGTAAATCAAGAACCAAAAACAACGGCTGGCGCAGTAACTGAAAGAGTTACAGAGTTTGTTCCATTTGCTGGTAAGAACATTGTCACTCAGGGAGTAGTTCCAGCTATTACTTCATATTTTGCTGGTCAATTTGAAGGGGTTAAAGGCACAAATTTACAATTTCCTGTAGAAGTAGCTAGTGCAATTTTTTCACCTACTATTTTTAAAAAGGTAATTAGTCCTAAAGGTGGGCAACTTGGTGGGGCTACAAAGGAGCAATTAGATTTATTAGAAGCAGAAGGTGTTGTGCCAAGTGCTGGTCTATTAACTGATGATGTAAATATTAAAGCGTGGGAAGAAGCCACTGCTGCTGGTAAAAACCTACAAGAAGCGTCTTATGAAGCCTTTAGTCGTGCTGCTTTAAAAAGAATTGGAATAGATGCTAATAGAGCAACGCCAGAAATGTTGGAGGCTGTATATAAACAACTAGGAGTTAATTTTAATAATTCTATTGGCGCAATACAATTTAAAAACTCCAAAATTGTTCCTACAACAAAAGATTTAGAAGATTTAAGTAAAATTTTAGGTACTTATGGCGGTCAAGTATCTCCATCTATGGCTGCACCAATTTTTCGGGAAATTGATAGTGCATTGAAAACATCAGCGCGAACAGGTCAGTCTCTTAGTGGAAATCAGATTAAGCGTTTCCATGCTACTTTAAATGACATGACAAGACGCGGTGATGTTGACGGACAATTTGCAAGAGAAACAATTTCAATTGTTAAAGATTTAATTAATAGAAACTTAACAAAAGAACAATCAAAGTTATGGGTTGATACAAATAAAAAATATAGAGATTTTCTTACAATAGAAAAAACATTAATGAAAGCTGGAGATGCAACAAGCGGTTTGGTTACTCCACAAAATTTACGCACAAGTGCTGGGCAAGTTTTTAAGCGCCAATATCTTTTTGGGAAGTCTGATCTAAGCAATTTAGCAAAAGCTGGCTCTGTTGTATTGAAGCCATTGCCACAATCAGGAACACAACCACGTTTGGCAGCAGTAGGTCAGGGCGGTGCAGGTACAGATGCAGCGCGATTTGGGGCAGCAGCTTATGGTTTTACAGGAGACCCAGGAATAGCCGCGACTGCTGCAACTGCTGGATCATTATTAAGTCCACTAAGAAACCAAGCAGTTTCTACACCGTTAGGACAAAATTATTTGAAAAACCAAATGATTACAGATTTAGAAAAAAACAATCTATTAAGAATGTTAGCAGCTACTACTATACCTAGATAGGAATAACATGCGATTAGAACCATTAGATCAAACACAAATTGAAAGCATTGTTTCCAAAGCTATTGAGGATGCCGTGGATTTTATAGAGGCTGAAATATCTCCAAGAAGGATTAAATCACAAAGGTATTTTGATGGTGAAGTAGATATAGGGCATGAAGATGGGCGATCTAAATGTGTTGCTACAAAATGCAGGGAAGTAGTTCGTGGCATAAAGCCATCTATTCAACGTATTTTCTTAACAAATGATAAGCCTGTAGAATTTGTTCCTAGAGGGCCAGAAGATGTGGCATTAGCTGAACAGGCTACTTCTTATATTTCGTATAAGTTTCAACAGCATAATGGCTATAAAGTTTTAAATGACCTCTTTCAAGATGCTTTAGTAAAGAAAACTGGCATTGCCTATGTCTATTATAATGAAGAAACAGACCAAGAAATTCACACTTTTACTAATTTAAGTGAAGAAGCTTTTGCCTTGTTGGTAGAAGATGATGAAGTAGAAGTTATAGAGCATGAAATGCGTATGAGCATCAGTGTAGATGACATGGGCATAGACATAGAAGTTCCAGAGCATGATGTAAAAATATCAAGAACAATTCCCAAGGGTGATATTTGTATAGAAAGCGTACCACCAGAAGATTTCTTTGTAGATCGTAATGCTCGTGGAATTGATAATTTCTATATTTGTGGTCACAGCACAGAAATGCGTGTGGGTGATTTGTTGGCTATGGGCTTTAAGCTAGAAGACTTAGATGGTTTAGAGGGTGGTCAATACAGCGTTGTTGATGATGAAGCAGAATTTGCTCGTAGAGGGTACTCTATAGATGAAGATAGTGATGAAAATATTACTACAGCTTCAAAGAAAATAACCGTTACCCAGGCATATATGGAATTAGATATTGAGGGTACTGGAATACCTAAATTGTATCAGTTTATATGTGCTGGCTCTATCTACAAAGTATTAAACTTCTATGAAGCTGATAATGCACCATATGCTATATTTGAGTGTGATCCAGAGCCACACGCATTTTTCGGCACAAGCTTAGTTGATTTAGTAATGGATGACCAAGATGCTGCAACTTCTATGTTGCGTGGTATTTTAGATAATGTTGCATTAACAAACAATCCTGGTCTTCAAATTATGGATGGTCAGGTAGCCGTTGATGATCTTTTAAATAACGAAATTGGGCGCATTGTAAGAGTTAAATCACCAGGTGCAATAAGTGAAATGTCTGTACCATTTACTGCTGGAAGCACATTACCAGCATTGCAGTATTTTGATCAATTGGTAGATAATAAAACTGGTGTTTCTAAAATGGCGCAAGGGTTAGACCCTGATGTGCTTAAATCCTCTACAGCAACAGCGGTAGCTGCTTCTATGGAAGGTCAAACAGGTCAAGCAGAAGTAATTGCAAGGAACTTTGCTGAAGGTGGCATGAAACAACTGTTTTCATTAATGCTAGAGCTAATGGTTAAAAACGCAGACGGTGAAGAAATGATGCGTTTAAATGGCTCTTTCGTACCTGTTAATCCAGCAGCTTGGGAAACAGATATGGATTTAAGTGTAAATGTAGGCATAGGTACAGGGCGTGAGAATGAACGTATGGCAGCATTACAGCAAGCGTTTGGTATTCAACAGCAAATATATAATACATATGGTGCTAACAACGGAGTAGTGACCCTTACACAAATAAGAAATACAATGGCTGATATGTTGGCTATTGGTGGTGTGAGAAATGCAGATCGTTATTTTATGCCTATGACGCCAGAAATAGAGCAACAAATGATGATGCAACAACAGCAAATGATGCAGCAACAGCAAATGATGCAAGGTCAACAACCTGATCCAAATGCTGCATTTATGCAAACAGAGGCAATGAAAGCGCAAACAAGAGCGCAAGTAGATATGTCTAAAGCTCAAATGGATATGCAGTATAAAATGCACAAATTAGGCATGGATGACGATTTATCCAGGGATGAAATGGTGCAAGATTTGGCTGTAAAAGTTGCTGAGATTTTAGGTAAATACGGCACTGCTGTAGATACGGCTAGTATTAAAGCTGAACAAGACGCAAGCAGACCACATAATGAACAAATGATGGGTATGGGCGTTGGATATTGAGCAAAAGGCCAAACGGTCTAAATCTTTATTAGAGAATGATTGGTTTATGAAAACCATGCAGAATTTGCGAGAACAACAAATGAATGTTTTTGCGAATAGCGCGGCTACGGAAGTAGAAAAGCGTGAAAAGGCGCATAGTATGATACTAGCGTTAAATGCAATCCAGCGTGAACTACAAGCGGATATAGACGCTCTCACGCTCATAAGAGGGAAGGGAAAGCACCGTGGAAACGACTAACCCCATCAACGGCGATGATTTACAGGCGGTTGCCGATAATTTGATTATAGAAACGCCAAATAATCCTGAGAAATCTACAGAAGAAGTTGTAGAGGCAACTGATGACGGTCAGACCGAAATAATAGAAGATGTAGAAGAAGAACAGGATGACGTTGAAGCCCAAGCCAACGATGATGATATGGGTGAGGAATACGAAGAAGCTGAACAGGACGAAGCTCAACAAGAGCCTGTATACACCGTCAAAATTGACGGAACGGAAAAACAGGTAACCTTGGACGAGCTTAAACGTGGCTATTCAGGGCAAAAGTATATCCAAAAGGGCATGGCTGACACTGCTGAAACTAAAAAGACTTTAGAACAGCAACAGCATCAAATTGCCCAGGAACGCCAAATGCTTATGCAAATGGTACAACAAGTGCAGAATGGCAATGTTCCGTCTATTCCCGAATATCCGTCTGAGGAACTACAAGCTAGTGACCCTCTAGGCTATTTAGAGAAAGAGGCAGAATATCGTCGTGCCGTAGAAAAACGCCAACAATTTGACCAACAGGTTAATTATGTGGCGCAGCAAGAAGCGCAACAAAGGCAACAGCAGAACAATCAGTTTCTAGAACAACAGGCGCAACGCTTGTCGGAATGGATGCCTGAATTTGCTGATCCTGAGAAGCGTAACGTATTTATTCAAGATATGTCTTCTAAAGCAAAAAAACATTACAATTTAACAGATGAGCAAATTGGAACTGTTAAAACTGCTGAAGAAGTCCGTATACTAAATGATGCGTTAAAATGGCAAGACTTACAGGCTAACAAGGGCAAGGCTCAACAAAAAGCCGAAGGCGCTAGGCCAGTAGTCAAACCAGCAGCTAAACGTGCGGCAAATTCTGGACGAGTATCCAAAGCTAAAAAAGCAGAGGCAGCAATGAGGAGAACGGGTAGCATTGATGATGTTGCAGATTTCCTTATGAATAACTAACTTTTGCATGAAAGGATACAGCAATGGCTGTTACAGCAAATACAAATGAGACTTATGATGTCTCTACAATAAGAGAGGATTTAGCTTCTGCTATGGCCTCAATTTCGCCAACGGAGACTGTTTTTATGTCTGCTATTGGCACACGCAACGTTGACAACACTTACTTTGAGTGGAGTGAAGTTGACCTGGCGGCTACTGGCGCAAACAGGCAGATAGAGGGTGATGTAGGACTATCCAACACAGCACCAACTAACGCTGTTCGTAAGGGCGGATATACGCAGATCAGCGCCAAGGTTGTAGAAGTAAGTTCAACCAATCAGGCAGTCAACGGGGTGGCAAACGCACAAACTGTTGCAAAGCAAGTAGCTTACAAATTAAGCGAGTTAAAAAGAGACATGGAAGCCATGTTACTTAGTAACGTAGCTGCCGCTGTGGGCTCTTCTGGTACTGCTAGACAAACAGCAGGGCTACCAGCTTACCTTACTTCTAACGTATCTCGTGGTTCAGGTGGTGCTAATGGTACTACATCTGGAACAGGTGAAAGTGGTTCGGTAAATGCAGCAGCAACAGATGGGACTTTGCGTCCTATTACAGAGACACTTCTTAAATCTGTAATTGCAGATTGCTGGAGTTCTGGTGCTACGCCAACTATTGTTATGTGTGGTTCTGCACAGAAGCAAAAAATATCAACTTTTACTGGTAACGCAACGCGCTTTAAGGAAGCTGAAGATAGCAAACTAAATGCTGCTATTGATGTGTATATCAGTGATTTTGGTGAGCTTCAGATAGTGCCAAACCGTCATATGCGTGTAAGAACAGTGTCTAGTGTAGATTATACACCAGATGTTTTTGTTCTTGATCCAAACTATGCGGAAGTTGCTTATCTACAAACAGCAAAGCAAGAGCCATTAGCGAAAACAGGTCTGAGCGAAAGACGCCTCATTTCCTGCGAATATGGCTTACAGGTGACTTCACAGAAGGCACATGGTGTTGTTGCAGATATAAACGCATCATAATACTAAGGGGGGCAGCAATGCCCCTCTACCAATGGAGTTTTATATGAAAATAAAAATTACTACAGATAGAAAACCTTGGGCTAATGGTAGCCCACGTGTAAAAGATGATGAAATAGAATTAGATGACGCTGAAGCCAAAGCTTTGATAGATGCTGGCATGGCTATTGCGTATCCGTTTATTAAAGCCTCAGAGCTTAAAGATATGTTTCTGAAACCCAAAAGAGCTAGAAACGCAAAAGGTCAGTTAAAAGCAGATGACCCAAGTACTCCTGACGTAAATGAAGCGTGGGAAGGTGGAGAAGCCCCAGAATGAGCAATACAGTATTAAATACCTCTTACCACACAGAAGATGGAAAGCTCGTTGTAAAGCGTTCTCAGGACGTACAACGCATACTTGATTTTAACAAGGAACGAAACATAGAAGGTCACAACCCTAACAGCGAAATGCGGTTAGCTGGTTCTATCCCTTTTGTCATTGCAGAAATGTGGGCTAAAGAGTGTGGCGCAAATATAGGATCGCAAGAGTTTCAAGAATATGTTAAAAAGAAACTAATGAGTGGCGATTTTTCTAAGTTAGTAGCAAACGGATATTGATATGAATAAACCAACATTAGCATCTTTGGATAAAAGGGTAGTAAAAGTGGAAACTCAACTTGATGAACGCTGGAAACAAATGATGGCAAGAATACAAAGGGTGGAAGTGGTTATTCTTGGCAGTGCTGGCGCAATTATTTTAATGTTGGTTTCTATTCTTACTAAGGTCTAATGATTGACCCAGTTTCTTGCGTTGCCCTGGCAACTGGGGCATATAAAACTCTCCGCGCAGGTTTAGACACTTATAAAGATATTTCTGAAATGGGTGGTGCTTTAGCAAATTGGGGTAAAGCGTGTTCTGATTTTCAGCAAATAGAAGAGCGTCATAAAAATCCACCCTTCTGGGAAAAAACTTTTAAAGGTTCTGACATGGAAACCGCGACACTTCTTTGGGCAAAAAAGGAAGAAATGGCGCGTATGCGGTCGGAGCTAAAAGACTATGTTAGTTGGAATTTTGGGCCAAAAAAATGGGATGAAATTTTGTCAATAGAGGCGCAAATGAGAAAACAAAGAAAAGATGAAATATACAAAAAACAAGCTAGAATTGATGCTGCAATAAATTTTGCAATAGGTGCAGTAATATTTAGCATTGGTGCAGCTATATTATTTGGGTTATTTTATTTCTGGGGAAGCAAGCAAGGGCGCTGGTAATGTGGGTATTATTATGGGTTCAATTAACAACTAGCGCAGCTAACGGTAATGAATTTCAACACTATCACGTTGGCAGCTACACAAAAAAAGAAGTCTGCGAAATAGCTAAAGAAGAAGCTAAAGTTCTTGTAACAAACGACAATTCAAAAATAGTCTGTATTCAAATAGAGTTGTGATACTTAAAGAATTTCGCGGAAAATACATAATATATGACAAATCTGGAAAAGTTGTTATAATCACACGAGAAAAAAGAATAGCAATTGCATATGCTAGGGCGAAGAGATGACAGAATTTGATAAAGCCGATTTGAATAATAACGGTGTAATAGAAAAGGCAGAGTGGAATAAAATAGCTTTGGAAGATCGTAGATTAGAAATGATTGATCGTGATCTAAAGCGCAATGCAGAGCGTCGTTTTACAGGTTTTGCTTTGATGGGGATGTTGATTTATCCGTTTATTATTTTGCTTGCTTCTGTCCTTGGATTTGACAAAGCAGCAAGTTTGATAACAGATATTGCCAGTGTTTACGTTATTGCTGCATCAGGAGTAGTAGCTGCATTTATGGGTTTTAACGCTTATAGTGCAAAGGCTGAAAGCAAGAAGACCAGTATTCAGATGGAGGAAAACTGATGCTACAATCAATTATTGGGCCGATAGCAGGTTTAGCAGGTAGTTGGCTTGATGCAAAATCACAAGCACAAGCTGCAAGTGCAAAATTAAAACTTACAGAAGCAGAAGCAAAAGCAAAGATTATGCTTAGTAAGGAAACCTCTGTTGCAGACTGGGAGCGCATAATGGCGCAAGGTTCGCAATCAAGCTGGAAAGACGAGTGGTTTGTAATTGTTCTGTCTATTCCGCTTGTTTTGGCGTTTATTCCAGGCACTGAAGGGTGGGTAGATAAAGGCTTTGAACAGCTTTCTAAAGCACCAGACTGGTATTTTTACAGCTTGGGCATAGCAATCTCTGCATCTTTTGGTGTTAGAGGCGTACAGAAATTCTTTAAGAGGTAATTATGTCTGATATGAAAATACCAGTAGCGTTAGTTTTTGCTATGGCTGTGCAATTAGTTGGTTTGGTGTGGTACATAAGCAACATCGTTCATGACATTGAACATCTTCAAGGCCAAGTATCCGCGCAGCAAGATATTATTAATTTGTTAAATGATGATGTAAATGATCTTTGGGTATTCTGTACATTCACAGAAAATAAATGGGCAGAAGCATATACAACCGATATGGTTTACGAACGATTATGTGGAACAAAGGAATTTGTTAATGAGTGAAGCATTAAAAAAACTCCAGGTTAAAATAGGCTCAAGTGCTGACGGTAGTTTTGGCCCTAATACCGCTAAAGCTATCTGCAATCACTACACGTTAAACCCAGAGCGTGGAGCGCACTTTCTAGGGCAGTTAGTGCATGAAAGTGGTACATTTCGTTACACAGAAGAAAACCTAAATTATTCTACAGCATCTATTCTTAAAGTTTTTGGTAAATATTTTGACAGCGAAAGTGAAGCTGAAACGTGCGCTAGAAACCCACAGGCGCTTGCTGATAGGGTTTACGGACACAGATATGGCAACAATGGTCAAGGTTATTTATGGCGCGGTAGAGGCTTCTTACAATGCACGTTTAAAGAAAATTACGCCATGTTTGCCAATGATATGAACCTGCCAGAAGTAATGAAAGACCCAGACCTGGTTGCAACAGATTATCCTATGGAAAGTGCTATCTGGTTTTTTAAGCGTAACAAGCTTTGGGATATGTGTGATGTTACTCCATCATCAGAAAGCGTTAAGGCTCTGACAAAAAGAGTAAATGGCGGTTACAATGGATTAAAGCACCGCCAAGAAGAAACCATAAAAATATATAAATGGCTTAGTTAATTAAAAAATAAACTGTTTTGTTGGAAATGATAAATATTAACTTTTCTTTTTGATGTCTCTTTCCAAGTGTTTTTATGAGAAATTCCCTTTCTATCTCCCAACTGTTTCCACCCAACGCCTTTCCAAAATTGATTACTAGCCAAATCATCAGCGCAACCACAAGCAAAATCTTGTATGCCCCTGCTCTGACCATGCTTCATTCCTGCATCTATTAATGCTTTTCCTCTTTCAATTCTTCTTGCATCTTCTTGAATAGCTATTTGATTTACTTTTGACCACCTACCAAAAGACATTAAGAGAAAACCAACTTTATCTCCATTTTCTTCACATAACCATAGTTTATCATTACAAGTATTTGACCATCTTTTACCAGTTTTTTCACCAGTAATTGCTGCTTCATATGCAGTATTTGGGATAAAACCTAAAGCATTGCTTTCTATTTTTGATAAAGAATGAATATATTTTAAATCATTTAATTCGGCTAATCTTACTTTCATAAAGTTTTCTCCAGTAAGTATTTTTATAATTATACAAAATTTTAATTAGTTGGTCTAGGCATAGGCTTTACAAGCGTATTAGAAGCCACCTGAGTACCCTTACAGTAAATTAGCACATCATCGTGCTGATATTCCATTATAGCGTACATAGCCTCCTTAGAATGGCTACAAGCGTCATATGATGGAAATACTATGTTATGCGTTGTTTGTTCGCCTTGGATAAAATAAGTTAATACCATAAATGTGAAGTATTTTAGCATTGTTTTTTCCTCATTGGTTTTGTATTAATTTTTTGGGGAAGTACTCCTATTCTTCCCCACGACATTCTTGATATGTAGTTGCAACAAATCCATTTCTCATAAAACGATTTGCTCTTGTCTGTGGGTTCATTTGGTCTTCTTCTGCTACTGCTACCATTAGGAAACCTATTTCTGTTTCTGTTGGTAATCTTTGAAATTTACTTTTAAATGCCTCTATATAATTCATATGTTGTAACCTTCTTTCCTCAATTTACTTACAAACAGTTTTAACTCTGTTTTTGCTAATTCATAATTATTCCAAGCGTTTTTATCATGGTCATTTTTATACCTTTCCTCAGACCATTTAGCTTCTTGTTGTTTAAAATATTTAAGCTCCTGTTCTTGTCCGTGATTAAGTTTTTTCATTTCTAATGCCTTGTTTGATAATGCTCCAATGTATGTTATTTCTATGCACAAAGTTATTAAGGGCTTGCAAAGACATATCTAGTTTTTTTGCTGCTTCTGTTTGCGTGGTTTGTTTTGAGAATTGCGCTACTAGGTTAAGCCGTTCACGCCTATGTCTCTCATTTATTTCGTTCCAGGTTTCCATTATTGCACCACAAAAAACGTATCTATATTAATGACTGCTAGTCCAAGCATTACAGCCCAGAAAAACGCTATCCATCTTTCTTGCTTGCTCATATGTATTTACTCCATCTTTCGTTCCAGTATTCAGTAACTGTTTCGTCTATGGTATTTTCTTCTATGTATTCTTCTAAGTTGCGTTCTTTCATTAGCTTGTGTGCTTTTTCTTGTGCATCACCTAATGTCTCACAAGTTGGCAATATGTCAGCAAACGCAGACCATGCCATTTCTTCTTGTTCCATAATGTCTAATTTAACACGCATTATATATGCTCCTCTACTAACTGCTCATGGATACTGTTGTGGTATTCGGCTATAAGAGCCTTGGAGAGCCGCGCTGAGATAGGTCTAGCTCTTTCTGGGTGGTGCAAGTCACAAACATCAAAGTCTGCACTACAGCCCTGTAGTTCGTCGCTGTATTGGCTTTCTGTAAAAGAGTAATAAACCTCTAATACAAATTCAAAGCCACGATACTCTACTGGTATATGTTGGTAATGTGGTTTCATTATACGTTAGCCAGCGCAAGTTTTACTTGGTCAGCATCTACAAACCAATCGCTTACACTTCCCTCTAAGTTAAGCCCTGTTTCGCGGCTATCACGACCAGAACCCCACTCACATTCACCTTTTAAAGTTGACGCATAATAACTTGAAACAAATTGACCATACTCACAGTGGTTATAACGAGCGTCATAAAACTCAACCAGAGGGTCATCTTCTGTGTGAGTAAGGCAATTATTTCTGCCATAGCTTTCGCCCTTTCGTACAATTCGTGAGTTAAATGGAATTCCGTTTCTGTTGTTTCCTAGATTTTTCATTGGTTTCTCCTTCTATACATATAATAAAGTCTCTTTTGTGCGACTTGTCAACACCTTATTTACAATTAATTTAACAAGATTGAAAAAAAGTTTGATAAAAACTATAAATAATAAAAATCAATTGACAGGTAAAAGCAGTGTACAAAGTAGAAATTGAGGTATCAGGTCAACCACAAGGCAAGGGCAGACCCAGGTTCACCAGAACAGGCAAAGCTTACACGCCAGATAAAACCAGGGAATATGAAAGCCGTATTCAAGCAGCAGCTTGGAAAGCAATGCAAGAGGCAAAGCTAGAGCCGACAGAACGTTTTGTGTCAGTAGAAATAATAGCGTTTATGGAAATACCTAAGTCATGGTCTAAGGTAAAACGCATGGAAGCTGAATATGGCGCTCTACAGCACACAACTAAACCTGATTTAGACAACATTATAAAAGCAGCACTAGACGGTATCTCGTCTGGAAAAATTATTATGGATGACAAGCAAGTAACCAGTATAAAAGCTAAAAAGATGTATTGTCATCCTGATCGTGGTGCAGTGCTTTATATGTCAGTGTCTTGGACAAATCCTGGTGAATAAGAATAATCAGGGCCATAAGTCTCACG